GAAAAATCAGTATGGGGCGGTCGTTTCCTCACAACTGCCGATCTACTAAAATAAACAAAATCACTGGGAGGTGAAAAATATGTCGGAAGAAATTACTAAAAATATACCTGGAGCGTCCTACCCCAACTCGGAGGGAAGCTCACTTGCAGGTGGTATTGGTGGTGTCACAGACCCAGCCTTCGCTTTCCTAGGAAACGAAGCAGGGACTACGAATGACGGAATCCTTAGCGGTGCAAATGCTGTTAACCCGTCTTACACTCCAGACCCTCATTATCCAGGTGCTGGTATCCTGCGTCCTGAGCAGGCACGTCGATTTATCGACTACATTTGGGATGCAACTACTCTCGCCAACGATGGTCGCCGCGTAACTATGCGTGCGAACACTATGGAACTTGAGAAGGTCAATGTCGGAGAACGTGTTGTTCGCGCTGCAAATCAGGGAGACTCCTCATTTACAAACGCGGGTGCAACGTTCACCAAGGTTGAACTTACAACCAAAAAGCTCCGTCTCGACTGGGAAGTATCAGCCGAAGCTCTAGAAGATAATATTGAAGGTGGTGCTCTTGAAGATCACCTCGTTCGTCTTATGACTACAGCATTCGGAAATGACATCGAAGACCTCGCCATTAATGGTGTAGGTTCAGGTGCCGATAGCTTCCTTAACATCATGGAGGGCTTTGTTAGCCGCGTTCAGGGTGATGGTTTCGCAAATGAAGCTGTTGTCGATCAGGCCGATGCTAACTGGTCTGTACATGACATGCAGAAGCTTGTTCTCGCAATGCCCCGTCGCTACCGCGCACTCCAGACTGGACTTAAGTTCTATGCTGGTACTGACACGTTTGCAAACATCGTAAAGAACAACGGTACAGTCTTTGACTCTATCGGTTCAACTGAGGCTGCTCGTGGTAGCTACCTCGGTGGTGTTGACCAGACTCTCGGTGGAGCACGTCAGACACGAGTTCTCGGTATCCCCGTTCTCGAAGTACCCTACTACCCTGCAAACTATGTAGATCTTACATTCCCTGCAAACCGTATCTGGGGATTCCAGCGAGACATTACTGTAAACCGCTTCTACGTCCCGAAGAAGGACACGATTGAGTACACCGTATTCGTTCGTTTCGGAATCAACTGGGAAGAGCAAGACGCTATCTCTTGGGCAACCAAGCCGACAGCTTCTTAATCAAGTAGCTAGTACATAATTTAGGGGTAGAGGCTAAGGTCTCTACCCCTTCTTTATATATACTGTATAATAGTGATATAGACTATAGGAGACTACTATGACAAATGAGCCAGAGATTATCTCAATCGCCAAACCAAAGAAGCAAGGTCCAGGCATGGCAATGGTTGGTGACGGAACTATCGGTAGTACCAAAGTCAACACAGCAAAACCAAGACCAGAAGTAGCTGTTCAATCTAACGATCCAGAGCAGGAAAAGGTTGCCGTTTATTCAAGCCGTAACGTTTCTTGGGATGGTGTTGGCACGATCAAGCGAGGGTATAACATAATGACAAAGACTAAAGCTGAAAAGTGGTTGACTAGAATGCATACATACCTAGCAACACCAGAAGAAGTTGCTAAGGAGTTTGACCTGTAATATGGACATTTTGAGAGTTCCGCCATACCCAATCACAACAACATGGGGTGTGCCAGACGCTGATACTAACTACGTCATCTACATAGAAGATCTTGTAGATCATTCGTTTGAAAATATAGATGTCACGTCTGATGGAAGCTCTGTTATTACCTATCAACTACCAAGAGCAAAACTACAGTTTGACAGAGATTTTCTTTTTCGGGTATACGACATTCCAGGAGAAATAGTCATAGATGAAAACTTAACAGTGTCTAGACCATACGTAGACCCTAACACCTTGGGGACAACAGCATCAGAGATTGCAGAATACAAAGAGTTAGAGATTGTAGCAAGATCAATCATTGATGCCTATCTCGGAGTTACTGGTGGTGGATTCTATAATCAAAAGCTAGTTATTCAGCATGTGGGACAAGGAACGGACTACCTACCTATTTGGCATTACGCAAATAAGGTTATAAAAGTATATGAAAATAGCGTATTAGTTTACGATGCAGAAGATACGACCATAGACTGGATGTACACCTATAAGGTTACTTTAGATAACTCAAGCATTTATAGATATGTAACAGCAGATGTTCCAAATGTTGAGTATAACAGGTTGGAGTATAATCCCACAAGAATTCCTGGGGCCGTTGGAGACCTTGGTTCCTACGGTCGCTCTGGCTCTGGTGTAGCCTTTCCAAAGGGGTATGATTACATCGTTATTCTAGATGCTGGATACAAGACTGTGCCTACAGACGTAGAAATAGCTTCAAAGTATCTCATTGAAGATATCAAATGTGGAAACAACGACTACTGGAAAAGATTAATTACTCAGTATAGTACTGACCAATTTGATGTTAGATTTGCTCCAGAATTTTTGCAAGGAACGGGAAACATTATCGTAGATAAGATCCTAAGCAACTACAAGAACAATCAGATAAAACCAGGGATTTTTTAATGCCCATAGTTTGTGAAAAGACGAGTGTCTTTTATCCATTGCTGGCAGACGTATACTACCCCATAGTTGATCAGGGGGCATACGGCAATGTATCCAAAAGCTGGGTGTTGGATGCAACTATTGCTTGTGCATTTGACCCCGCAACTAGCAAGAGAAAGATGCAGGTTGGAACAGAGCCAAACGTTGTGCTCTCTGTGCATCTGATTGGAAGAACAAGACACGATATAAGAATCTCAAGCGTAGAAGCTGAAAATGCTATAACAAATATTGTCGTAACAAATATTCGAGACAAGTATTCTAATATCGTATATCTAGAAACATCTGGACCAAGAAGGGGAAAGCCTACTATTTTTGAAATTGCAACAAGTGAGCCAGTAGTCGGTGCATTTGGAAAAGTAGAATATTACAGGTTGCTCATTCGTAGGTCAGAAAATCAAGCGGTAGATGTATGATAACTATCAGGTTCGATGACTTAAAAATGTTTAAAGACATCTCAAACATTGCTAATTATGGTATAGGTTTTATTGATGGTGTAAAGCAAAGCAAACCAGTACTGCTAACCAACCTAGGAATAGAGGTTACGGCAATGGTAGAGGGGTACATAGACTCAATGGCGAGGGTAGACCCAACATTCTTACAGCATGTTTACGAGTGGTATCAATCAGGTAACGCAGATGCCAGACTATTCTCTATAGACTATTCAATTTCTGGTACAGGAATCAGGATAAGCTCAAGCTTTAACCAATCAACGTCAATCAAGGATGGGTCAAACGTTGCCTTTTCAGATAAGGCTAGAATTATGGAAGAGGGAATCCCAGTTACCATTGCTCCGAAAAACGGTAGCGTTCTAGCATTTGAAATAGATGGAGAGCAGATCTTTACGTCTACTCCTGTTACCATTGCTAATCCTGGTGGAGATGTAGCTGGCAACCTCTCGTCTACCATTACACAGTTTTTTTCAAGCTACCTCTCTCAGGCAATGATGGAAACCATTGGTGTTATGAGAAACATGAAAAATCCCATTGACTTTGATCGTAACTTTGCTGCTGGCAAAGCTAGAGGTCATGCTGCTGGGTTTTCTGCGGGTGCTCAATGGACAACGAGGAAAGTATAAAACATGGCTATATCATACCCACCAGTATTTATTAATGAGTACCTTGCAGAAAAGGTAGTGGAAAGAATTCCTCATCAGTTTGCAGGAACGTTTAGATTCTTTCCAACTCTACCTACAGACATTAACTCCCTGACAGAGGGATTTCCAGAAGAAGCTAATGATGTTTTTGCAATCTATGATAGAATGATGAAGATTAGAAGATCACCATTTCCACATATAAAGAATGAGCAGTTGCTCTACTACTTTTATAAGATTAATAGTGATCCAGAGGCTTTAATTGAAACTTCTCAGATTGTTCAAGACTTGCTAGATCGAGAAGACGAGTCAGCCCAAGAGATCAATTCTTGGATAGCCTCTAAGGTTCAGGATGGTCTTGTTACCTTTGGGACAGGATCTTTGGCTAGACAGTTTAAGCCAATCTTCTTTCACAGTATAAAGATCTATCAGCTACAAGAAACTCGGGACATCATGAATCCTGCAACTGTGAGAACGTACTCGGGAAATAAGATAATTATTGAGTACCAGTTCCACACCAAGGATTATTCTTAAAAAGCCTATATACTAGTAATGAGGAAACACGCCCACAATTTCCATTATTACATAGAAAGAGGTGAAGGAAATGGCATATACAAGAGGTTCAAACGCCAACATTATTGTTGGAGCAGCGGCACTCTTCACGTATGAAGCTGGTGAATTGACTGATGCTCTACTTCCAGTTTCCGTAGGAGACGTTGCTTATCGAGAGACACTATCGACTTCTGAGGGATTCAGAAACGTTGGTTACACGATGAACGGACTAGAGCTACAGTTCCAACCAGACTTTGGTGAAGTTACTGTTGACCAGATTCTCGACGTAGCAAAGCTTTACAAGCAAGGTATGAAGGTAAACCTCAACACAACTTTCGTTGAGTCCACCCTTGAAAACCTTCTCGTTTCGCTTGCACGACCACAGTCAGACGCTTTTGTCGGAACCAGTGTAACCACTGATGCCGCATATAGCAAAGCATTCGCAGGTGAGGATATCCTCAATCTTGCATCAGGTGAGCTAGGTGAGTGCCCCGTTGAGCGTGGCCTCATTGCAATTGGCCCTGGTACAGGTGATTGCGCTGCGGGATCTTCGATTGAGCGCATTTATGTTGCTTATCGTGCCCTCTCCATTGAGAACGTTACTGTCTCAGCAAAGCGCGACGCGGCCACCATGTTTGAGGTCTCGTTCCGTCTTCTGCCGAACAACAGCGGTGGATATGGAAAGATTGTTGACAGAACGCTAAGTGATGCCAACAAGTTTGGTTTCCCCAGCTAAGCATAACTTAATATATCACGAAGCCGTCTAGGGTAATACCTAGGCGGTTTTGTTTTGGTATAATGAAGTATGGCAACTAAGATTTATAATACGCATACTGTACAGCTACTCGATGGACAAAAGATACTCTTAATGCCACTAAAGGTAAAGTATCTAAGAGAGTTTATGTTGTACTTTGAAAATGTAAAGACTGCCGAAGATGATGACGAGGCAATGGGAGCACTCGCACAATGTGTGGCGGTATCCATGAAGCAGTACAAGCCAGAGATTGCAACGTTAGAACAGATAGAAGATTTGTGTGACATAGAAACAATCTATGCCATAATCGAGATCGCTGCCGACATTAAGATGAGGCAGGCACCAGAAGAAGACGAGAAGCCAGTAGCAAAGCAAGCAGCCGAAGGTGGTGGCTGGGACGAGTTTGACTTAGCTAAGCTAGAGTCTGAGCTATTTTTGCTGGGCATCTGGAAAGACTATGACGAGCTTGAGCTATCTCTATCTATACCAGAGATAACAGCAACACTAGAAGCTAAGCGTGACAACGACTACCAAGACAAAAAATTTGCTGCTGCTATTCAGGGTGTAGACCTAGATGAGAATAGTGGAAAGAATAACGAGTGGGAAGAGATGAAGGCCAGAGTGTTCAGCGGTGGAGCTACCTCTGACCCTAATGATATTCTAACATTCCAGGGAACTAAGGGTGCTCAGGCAGGTCTTGGTCTTGGCAACGGTATCTCATATGAAAAGTGGGATTAATAAAAATCCCTTCTATGTTATAATTAATAGTACCCTTAAGGAGGAACACAATGACAACAACTGTAAATGAAGATAAGAAAATTACCCTTGTAGACAATAGCGTAATTTCTGTACGACCCCTAAGAATTTCTCTTCTTCGTCCTTTTATGAAAAAGTTTGAAGACATCGCGGATGTTGCAGCAGACAATGATATGTCTATGACAATCCTCATGGAGTGTGTCCAGATTGCTATGAAGCAGTACAAGCCTGAACTTTCCGAAGACCTAGCAGCGCTAGAGGATCTTCTCGACCTACCTACAGTTTATGAAATTGTGGAGGCTGCTTCTGGAGTTAAGCTTACGGATATGCCTTCCATAGGTTAGTAAGGGTGGTGCGAATGAATGACTGATATTGAATCCAATATTCATGTAAATATTGATACAACTGGTGCTCTAGCGTCTCTTAAGGGACTACAGAGACAAATATCAACATTCCATTCCACAATGCAAAAAAGTGGCGCTGCCAGCGCTGCTACGTCTGCTTCTATGCAGTCGAACTTGATGAATCAGATCAATACATCTGGCAAGTTCTCGGCTTCTATGCAGAGGATTCAAACAACCTCAGAGTCGTTTACGACTTCTTTGGAAAAGAACAAGCTCTCAATGGGAGAGTACTTTCGCTATGCGGGGGCATCTACTAAGACATTCGGTAAGCTCTTCAAGAGTGAATTTAGCACCATTGATAAGGTTGCAAGAGAAAGAGTAAAGACTCTACAGACTCAGTATATCAAGATGGGCAGAGATGCCAACGGTGCTCTACAGTCTATGGCTGTACGACCTCTGACCCTAGATATGAAAAATCTGGGAACCCAGACAGCTATTGCTGCACAAAAGACACAGATCTTTAATCAGCTAGCTAAGCAAGGCTCAACCAACCTTCTAAACTTTGGTAAGAACACTCAATGGGCTGGTCGTCAGCTTATGGTTGGTTTTTCTATTCCTCTAGGAATTGCGGCAGCAGCAGCGGGTAGAGAGTTCATGAAGCTTGAAGAGCAAGCTATTAGATTTAAGCGAGTCTATGGAGACACCTTTACTCCTACCTCAGAAGCAGACGCTATGGTTGAGCAGGTAAAAGAGCTAGCTCTTCAGTTTGCAAAATACGGGGTATCCGTAGAAGAGACACTAGGACTTGCAGCCGATGCAGCAGCAATGGGTAGAACAGGTGTAGAACTACTAGCACAAGTAACCCAGGCATCTAGACTAGCTGTTCTTGGTGGAGTAGAGCACCAACAGGCTCTAGAGACTACAACATCTCTGACCTCTGCTTTTGGTACAGCTACAGAAGAGCTAGCCTCCAAGATTGACTTCCTTAACGCAGTGGAAAACCAAACTGTAACAAGTATTGATGACCTAACGATTGCTATTCCAAAAGCTGGTCCAGTTATTAAGCAGCTCGGTGGAAACGTAGAAGATCTAGCATTCTTCCTTACAGCTATGAAAGAAGGTGGGATTAACGCATCGGAAGGAGCTAACGCTCTAAAGTCTGGTATGGCTTCAATCATTAACCCCACATCAGAAGCAACCAAGATGCTTGCTGGATTCAACATCAACATTAACGATCTAGTAACAAAGAATGCTGGAAACGCTAAGGGCATGGTCATGGATCTAGCCACAGCGCTAGACGGACTAGACCCACTCAATAGAGCACAAGCCATTGAGACTATGTTTGGAAAGTTCCAGTTTGCAAGAATCTCAACTCTTTTCCAGAACGTAATTAAAGATGGAACACAAGCACAGAGAGTTCTAGAGCTTTCTAATAAGACTACTGCTGAGCTAGCTCTTCTATCAGAAAAGGAGCTTGGAAACATTGCGGATTCCCCAATGTACAAGTTCCAGGCATCAATGGAAAAATTCAAAGCTTCTCTTGCACCAATTGGTGAAGAGTTCTTAAAGGCTATTACCCCTGTAATCGAATGGGGAAAGACAATCATTGATGGATTCAATAGCTGGGGTGACGGAGCCAAGCAGTTTACGATTATTGCGGTAACGGCTCTTGCGGGTATTGGTCCAATCATCCTAATGACATTTGGACTCATAGCTAACGGTGCCGCCAACTTAATCAAAATGTTCCTCCTGATAGGAAACATCTTTAGAGGAACGGGAACAAGCTCAAAAATTCTAGGTGAGCAAACATCTTATCTTTCTCAAGAGCAGCTAACAGCAGCTGGCGTTGCGGCTTCACTAGACCAGACACACATGAGACTTACACAGACCTTTACTTCTGAGGCTGGGGCAATCAACGCCCTAACTGCTGCATACACAAGAGCCATAGCTGTACAGGGAGGCTTTAATCCAGCGACAGCCGTTGCCAGAGGTGCAAAGAAAATGGCTACAGGTGGTGTGGTTAGAGGCCCAGGAACGGGTACGTCTGATTCTATTCCCGCTATGCTTTCCAATGGCGAAACAGTTATTCCTGCAAAGCAGTCCAAGAAGTATGGTGGACTTATCAATGGAATCATTGCTGGTAATATTCCTGGATTTGTTACTGGAAAGCTGGCAACTGTTGGTCGAGTAACTGGTGGTGGGTATGCACAAAACTTTTCTCCACAGGCAATGTATGCCCCAGGAAACACTCAAAGTGGCCCTGGAGCAGACTTAGACTGGCTCAAGAATTCTCCAGATGTTGCTTCAAGGTGGGCTGGAGCAATAAACGCAGGATCTATATCTGCATCTGGAGTAGGGGCACAAACAAAGTCTAGGCTAGCCTCAACATCAGACATGCTTTCTAGTGCCAACGATGATCTTCTTAAAATTTATAGATCAGGAATTACTGATGAAATTACTGATGTTGCAGAAATAGGTAAAAAGACCTATCCTAAAATGGTTCAACACATTAAAAAACTAGAGCAGGAAGGAAAGCTTTCTGCGGAAGCCTCTCAAAATCTAACTACTTCTGTTAGAAAGCTTGTTAATGCAGAATCAGCAGACCTAACCAGTGTTGGAGTTCCTAGAACAGAAATAGGACAAATTGGAGGTGGAAATTCTGTTATTAAAAGAATTTCAAATGAAAGACGCGGAAGCAAAAAAGCACAGGTTCGAGCAGCGACAACCTATGAAGCAGCTAAGCGTAACAACTCTCCACTATCCAGCAAGGAAACATTTGCTCACTTAACGGCAAGTCAGCTAACAGATAATTATGTAGAGCCAAAAACAGGAAGAGGCAACACCTTAGCAGAACAACAGCTTGCGGCCAGGTTGTCTCGTGGACAAGGTGTAAAACTTGGACAAGTTGTAGACGAAGAATTTGCAAAAGGAATGAACGAAGCTTCAAAATCTGCATCTCCCTCCAAAGAAGCAAAGCAAGCAGGAAAGAATATTGCTGATGGGGCTATTGAAGGAATCAAGAGTGGAAAAACAGAGGTAAAAGCTTTAGCTGAAAAGGCTGCTGCTGACGAGATTGCTCTTGAGCGTCAGACAAACAAAACCCTTATTGCTGAAAAACGTGAAGCAATTGCTTCTGCTAAAAAGAACAATAATCCTGCCTTTGGAATGGTGGCTGCTCCAGTTGTTCGCGCTGCTAATGCTGGACAACAGCAGTTCGTAGGCGAGCGGGTACGAAAAATGTTGCCAGGCGGAATAAATATGGACTCGGTAAGAAACAGCTTAGTAAAGGGCTTTGCCCCTATTAAACTAATCGAGGTAGATATAAAGAACATGGCAAGAACATTAACCAATGCTAGAAGACCTACACAGCTACTTATTGATTCCATGAATACAACAAAGACAGCAACAATAAAGGCTGCACAAAGCGTAAAGACTTTTGCTCTCGGGGTAGGCCCAGCAATCACTGGCTTTGCTATCAAGGCTAGGAACACTGTTCCAAAAGCTCTTAATGCTATGACTAATGCTACTAAGACTTTTGGTAATGCTGTTAGTCGGGTAGCCAGTCAGGTAGCAGCTAAGTCAAAGAATATGCTTCTTGGTCCAACAGATTCCGCTGGAAATAGAATGGGTGGTGGCCTAAAGTCTAAAATTGGTGGAGCAGGAATGGCTGCTTCTGGACTAGTCATGGCTGGATCAATGATTCCTGGAAAGGTTGGAGAAACGGCTCAAGGTCTAATGGGGCCAATCATGGGTATCTCGGCGGTAGCGTCACTATTTACCATGATGCCAGCACCAATAGCTGCTGTAATAGCTGTACTAGGACTTCTTGCGGCTGGAATATTCTTTGCGGTTAAGTCGTTTGACGATGCCAAGAAGAGTGGTCAAGAAATGGCTAACGCCATGTCAATGACAACGGACAAGCTTAAGGGGTTCTCAGAAGTAACAGGCAAGGCTTCGGCTACAGAAATACGTAAAAAAGAAAAAGAGCTTGCCGCTGCAAACCTAAAGCCAGGACAAGACGAAAAACTTGCAGAGGGACAATCGTTCTTGGCTACAGATCCAGGAAAAGCTTTTGTTGCTGATGTAAATAAGCAGCTTTCTGCTGGTAGGGGCACTGCTGAGATTGCTCAAAACGTAGCAACACAACTTTCAACAGCTGTTGCTCAGGGAGTCATGTCCAAGGAACAGGCAGATAACATTTCTTCGGCTCTTGGGGCATCTCTAAAAAATAGAAACCTTACCATTGGCATCAATGCAGAGCTAAACAAAATTCTTGGTCCTAATGGAGAAGACCTATCTACAGATCCATTAAGAATAACATCAGAAATAACAAATAGGTCTCAGAAACAAGCTAAAGGTGTAGGACAGCTGGCCGCTGATGGACAGTTAAACCCCCTATTCGCAGATGGAGGTAGACCTCTGGTTGGTGCCGCCGTTTCTATGACTGCGCTAGTGGGGGGGGCAGCACTCCTGGCCCCCACAATCGCTGCTGGAACAGGGGCATTGGCTGGACTAGCGGGTGCCGCCACCGTCGCAACAGGTGTTACGGCTACTGGAGTTGGAGCGGTAGCTGGTGGGATTGCTCTTGTTGGTATAGGTATCGCCGCAGCAACAGTTTCAACAATATCTTTTGTAGAACAACAAAAAAAGAATGTTGAGACTGCAACATTGGCGACAGACATTTATTCAAACCTATACAGTCAGGGTCTTGGTATGGTTGATGTTATCAACCAGCAGTATGATGCACAAATTAAGTCTAAAAAAGCCTTGCTAGATCAGACAACAAATGAGAAAGACAGAAAAAGAATTCTTGAGGATATTGTAACTCTAGAACAGGCAAAATCTGACGCATTAAAAGAACAGAATACTCTTAATGCTCAAACAGTCGAAAGTGCTATGGCAACAAAGCTTGCCATTCGTGGGGACTCTACAAATGACAACGTTTATGATGATGCAAACAAGGCACAGATCACAGATGTAACATACAAAGATGACAAAACTGGCGCAGCTATGGCTACAAAAGCTTATGATGCGGTAGCTCCAGCCATTGCAAATGAGTCTGCCCAGGTAGCTTTACAGCTACAAATAAGCTCTGGAGAAATTGACCCAGCGGCGGCGACGATGTTGGTAAACGCCCTGTCTGGAGATACAGAGCTTCAAGCAAAATATACAGCACTACTAGAAACTGCTGGAGATCAGGCAACCATAAACCTAGTCTCTTCTCTTACTAATGCAGGAGCAACAGAGCTTACAATTCAGACACAGCTAAGAATGGCCTCAGGAAGTGATGACCCAGCAGTCTACGTAGAAGATCTGAACACCCTTATAAGTCTTGCCAATGACCTAAAATCTCAAGGTGTCATTATTGATATTAATGATGGCAATGCCAAGGAGCAGCTAGAAGAAATTAAAAAATCTATTAGTGACTTTGCCGACTTTTTGGCAACAGGAGTTAAAACATCTATTGAGGTAAACACATACTTCAAGTCTCAAGGATTTGAAATGACTTCTGCTCAACTGGCATATTACGATAGCCTTCCACCAGACCAGCAAAAGGTTTACGCTGCAACATATCTAACTATTTCAGAAAGCATTGATGCTGGTACAGAGGATGGTCGTGCAAGAATTAGAGAAATGTATGACGCAAAGTATCGGCCAGGAGCTTCTAACTCTCTAAGAGCAGGGGGGCAATCGGCATACACCAAAGCCGCACAAATGCTAGCAGGAGACCAAGCAAGACTAAACGCCGCAAACTCTGCCGTAAATGCTCCCGTTGCTCCAGTCGTAATCCCAAGCTCTCCTGATAGCGGTGGTGGCGGTGGCGGAGCACAAGCCGCAGCTAAAGAAACATCATCTATGGACTCTATAATTGCCAAGCTAAAAGAAGTTCGTAAAGCAACTCTATCACTAACAGAGGGGTGGGATGCCTCAGCAAAATCTTTGTCAAATCTATTTGGTGGATCAAAAGCCATTGCTGGTTTTGGTGGCATGTCTCAATCTCTTCGTGCAGCGGGTGCTAGCGAAGGACTTATCTCTATGGTTCTTGGAATGCCCCCCGAAGAATGGGAAAAGAAAAAGAAGACACTCTTTACGTTTAATTCTTCGGGTATGATTACGGGACTCAAGGATCTAGCTAAGTCTATTACTGATGCTCTCGCAGCTATCACTCTAGGAGAGCTTGCAGTCAAGCAACAGCAAACTCTAGCAGCAACAAGAGATCAAGTAGTAGCATACAACAAGCTTCGTGCGGCTGGAATGAGCGCAGCAGAAGCAGAGCAGATGGTTGCCGATGCACAAGTAGCTTCGGCTATTGCGACAGCGGCAAACTCAAAAGAGCTTCGTGAACTCATAGCCAACCAAAGAGCGCTTGCTGCCTCAGCCGAGGACTTTGCAAGGACAACAGTCTCTGGTCTTGAGGGTATCGTATCAGCGGGTATGTCAAATGTATCAGGACTGTTCTCATCACAGACATCGGTGATAAACGAAAGTTTTCTAGGCAAGAAGTCTCCACTGGAAGATTCCATGAAGGCTGCTCAGAAGATCATCGACGACATTCAAAATGCTCCTGGTGGACTAACGGACCTTGGCGCAGAGCTTGACAGAATAGCCTACAAAGAAGCTGCAATCAATAAGTCTTACGACAAAAAAGCAGCCGCTCTAGATAAGGTTGCAGCAATCAACGACAGACTAATCAGCCAGCAAAAAGCTCAAATGAGTCTTGCCGAGGCTCTAAGTCGTGGAGACATTGCCGCTGCTGCTGCTGCTGCTCAAGACATGCAAGCTCAGAATGCCACGAATAACATGGCAGACCAAAAGGCGGCATTGGAAGCAGCTAGACTTGCAGAGGTGAATGCACTAACTGGTAACAACGGAATGACAAGAGAAGAGATAGAACAAAGAGTTCTAGATCTTAAGCAGCAAATTTCTGAAATTGAAAACAACCAGATTGCACCAGCGAAGTACAGACTAGACCTTCTAGATCAGGAACAGCAAAAGCAAATAGATGCACTGACCGTACTAGGTAAAACTCAAGAACAGTGGGCATCTATTCAAACACAGATTGATGTTGCCAGAACTAGCACTGAGGCATACCGTAAAGCAATTATGGATGCCCTCGATGCTGTAAACCTTTTGACAGCCGCCTACGGATCATCTGGCAGTTCCGAATCACCAGCAGACCCAGAAGCACCAGGTTCTGCTCCATCAGCAGCACCATCACGAGTTTTCACGGCACAGCAGCAAGTTCGCTGGGGTTCTCGTGGATCAACAGTATCTCTACTACAAAGAGCACTAAACAAGGGTGGAGCAGGGCTTGCCGTTGACGGTATCTTTGGGCAGAAGACATACAACGCTGTGGCATCATTCCAAGCTAAGAATGGTCTAGCAAGAGATGGTATCTCTGGTCCCAATACATGGAAAAAGCTTTTCGACCTTAAGTACTACGCTAAGGGTGGAATGGTCTACGCTAGCCAAGGAGGAAGCATTGCCAAGGCATTTGCTAGGGGCAACGACAAGATTCCTTCTATGCTTGAGGCTGGTGAGTTTGTAATGACCAAATCTGCAACAGACCAGTTCGGAGCAAAGAACCTTAGCAAGATAAATGACGGCACATACAAAGACGGATCAGTGTATAATTATAGTGTAAGTGTTAATGTTGCTACCGATGCAGACCCAACCAGAATTGCGAGGGCCGTTAGAGAACAAATTAGCAATATTGATTCACAAAGAATTCGGAGTAATAGGTTCTAATGGTTGTTGCAACAGTAGACTACATGGCGGGTCGTAAAAAATATGGACGACCACAGGCGCTACTCTTAGCGAACAATCCAGGTACAGTAGAAACTATTGACGAAAAGCCATACTACATTCCACTAGGACAAGAGGTAGACTCTGCTGGATTTGCTTTTGGTGGAAATGAGTTTATCATTCTATCAGATGACAACAGACAAGCCCTAGACTTAAAGACTACAAGAATTGAAAAACGTGAAAGAACTGTAAATGGAAGAATGCGTTCTTACCATATTGCAGATAAGCTTTCCATATCGACAGCTTGGCAAATGCTACCCTCAAGATCTTTTGACATTGACCCAGCCTTTAATGACAGTGGGCAAGCGTCTGTGGAGTCATATAGCTACACCTCAGATGGTGGTGCTGGCGGGGTAGATCTTCTAGACTGGTATGAAAGGTATACAGGATCATTCTGGCTATATCTTGCATACGACAAGCACTCAAATTTTAAGGCAACAGATGAGTACAATAACCTACAGAAATACAATGACGTTGTAGAGGTCTTCTTCTCTGATTTTTCACATTCCATACAGAAGCGTGGATCAAATAACTTTGACTACTGGGATGTTAATATCTCTATGGAAGAGGTTTAGGTGTTTGAAAACTTAGACCTTAAGACTCATCTTGAAAAGTCTTCTAGTTTAAATATTGGTGCTGCTATTATTGCAGAGTGGAACATGAACACACCAGAAAATATTTCAAAAATTGGAAACTATCGGTATAGAACAAGAGAGACCTCTCCAACGCTAGATAATTTTGGAATAATCCAGAACACCTTTGACGAGCTAGATACAGCTGTAGCATACACAGACGCAACTACAGCTGACGTTGTTATCAACGGTGGATTGGAAGATGACGATGAGACACCCCTAACCTTTGTATCCAAAAAGGTAAGAGAAAAGCTGCTCTACTCTTTAGAGGATTGTTTTGGAAAGTTTAGACCAAGATCTGGAATCAATAAGCTACGATACTTTGACAACAAGTATTCACACTTTAGCAACATAGACATGGGAGCTAGACCACGATACTACATGGGGCACAAGGATGACTCCTTTAAGTATTGGACTTCTTACCGTACAGAAACTGGCATAGAAAGAGGTATCTCTTCTCCGCTACTGGGAGAGTACCCCATCGATGACGCGGCACCATTCGTGGTATATAAGAATACTGTGCCTACAAACAGAATTACCATAAAGGTACAAACAAATGTTGGTAATGTAGATCTTGGACCATTCACAAACTCTACCGAGTCTTACCCAGATCCATTCTATGGATTGTCCAATCAGACCACGCCTAGCACATGGAAGGTTCAGACCCTTCATAACAACGCTTGGGTGGATGCTGTATCCTTCTTAGACACCGATGAGTCTTTTGGATCAGATGGGTTTTTGGAATTGGCTTATGGCTTGGTTCTTACTGAGCAGTACCGAAGTATCTTTAAATATCTTGGAGAGTACCAAGTTCCTGCTCAGCTACCAGCCATAGCAGAGGTGGGAGATGCCTATCTAGTCAGAAATGTTTTAACGTCCATTGGAGAGTACTACATCTATACTGGGGCAGGGTACCAATCTTTTGTTCCCGTATACGGATGGTCAAAGTATAGCCAAACATTGTCTAGCGACATTGGAATGGTAACAGAGCTAGTAAACACTCCACAATACCTAGACCCTATTACTCAAGCAGAATCATTTCGTGAGTTTCAGTATATATCAGGACTAAGGCTTGTAGTAGACACAATGGCTAGCGCAGATGCCTCTCTAGATCTTATAGAGCTATCCCCCAGACTAGCGGTTAACGTATCTGACCTAGTAACAAATTATGGGATTACCAAGATGTCTTCTGACCTAGGGACAAGCGGGATGCCCGTAGGCCAGCTACTAGCTGCAACAGGTAACTTGTCAATGTTTGATAATGAAAATGCTTTTAATAGTAATAACTCAAACAGCATTATTGCAAACTACCTTGTTTCAAAAAACATACAGTTTAAGTTTTACGAAATTATTAAAGATGTTCCCACATATGAGAATGACGTTATCGTTGCAAGACCAAATTTTTACATACCAATCAAAACAATGTATGTTGACAAGTTCCCAGAAGTTGATAAGGAAACTAGGGCAGTGTCCGTAACCCTACGAGACTTCTTCTTTTACTTTGAGTCTGAGACTGCTCCACAGATCTTGGCATCCAACGTATCCCTAAGCTACGCACTGTCTCTGCTATTTGATGCGGTAGGATTCTCAAACTACACCTTTAAAAAGATTCCTGGTGAAGTAGAGCCTATCATCCCATATTTCTTTATAGCACCAGATAGATCTGTAGCAGAGGTATTGCAAGATCTAGCGCTGTCAACTCAAACGGCTATGTTCTTTGACGAATACAATAACTTTGTTCTCATGAACAAAGAATACATGTTGCCAAATAGCGCAGACGAAAGAGCAACAGCTATGGTTTTGAGAGGAACAAAAGACTATAGTCGCTCATCCTCAAAGGTTGGTGGCACAGACACTGTTCTAAAAAACAAGAACATTGCAGTAAACGGAGAGCTATCAAATATTATATCTGTAAGCTCTACAGATAGCAATATATATAATGATGGAATTATTGCCTACAACTCGCGGTACATTCAAAAGACTTATGGATCAATTAGACAAGCAAGCCTAATTGACCAAGACAAAACATGGATCTATAAGCCAGTGCTACTATGGGAGGTGTCTGGGAGCGAAGTTACAAAAACACAGAACGACGAGTCAAGCACTCAGTCGGCATACTCTCTTTCTGCCATGCCTCTAAACTCAACATTAAGCAATACGATTCCCTTTGTAGCAGTTGTTGATGGAACCCTACAGATAACCAATAACACTATGAATTTTGGAGAGGGCATTTACTGGATTAGCAGGTACAACGGATACTTCTTTGCCAATGGAGAAATCATAAAGTATGACGCTGTACAGTTTAACATTGCTGGCATTGGAGATGTCTGGATTACAGATACTCAAGAATACTCCTACTACTTCTCTAAGCTACCGTTTAATGGAAAGATCTATCCAACAGGGCTTGTTCGAATATTCTCCGAGCCAAACTATAGAGTGTTCGAGGACACAACGGTCCTTAAGCTTGGAGATGTAGCAAAGCATGGTCGAGCACAGTTTGGAACAGAAATAACTCAGCACGAAGCTGGTGTTAACAATTATTGGACAAACAAGAATCCTGATACTGCACCAGTACGTGGTGTCAAGATGGAGTCCAAGTACTTGTTTGGAAAAAGTGATGACTTTACTATTTCTGGCATCTACACCGACACTGCAAATAAGGGTGACTTCAACTTTAAAGAAGTAGACCTTACATCTCTAAGCATCAGCACTACACAGTATTCAAGCACAATCCAGGCATCCTTTGACCACTTGTTATCTATCGGTGATGCTTTCTATATAACAGAAAACGTCGCACCCTTTGTGGCTGGCACAGTCTATACCGTAAAAGAGATTTTGTCCAACAGCACGTTCTCGGTTCAGAACCCAGAAAACCTTTTGCCAATTATTGCAGATGAAACTGCCTCAGACGTTGTGATGAGATTGGTAAACGCCAACATTAATATTGGAAGCAACGTTATAGCTTCTACAGATCATGGATTTGAAAATGGCGACTTGGTAAGTTTTGACTCTTATACATCTCTCCCAACTGAAATATCTAAGGGTAAGGTCTACTATGTTATTGAGTCTACAGCAAACAGCTTTAAGGTTTCAGAGACTCCAAATGGAACTGAGATTAATTTTACAGACAGTCCAGAGCCAACAAAATATACCGTAAACCAAAAAGTACTAACTAACATAGACACAGTGATTGTTAACTTTGTGAGCGGTACTGTTTCTATTCCAAACCACAGGTTTGAGGTTGGAGATCCCATATACTTTGTTACAACAGGAACGCTACCAGCTGGCATATCCGCAAATAGCGTTTACTATGTCAGTGACGTGTCAAGTCTGGATGAACTATCTTTTTCCTCTTCAAGAGGTGGGGCTAACGTTTCCTTTACAGGAGCAGGGGCGGGAGTCCACTCCCTTTGCCAGATAATCCTTAATAACGTAAAGTCAGAAATTCTTGGTATAAACTTTGACAGTAATCCACAAGCAATTGAAAAACCTGGGCACGGATTTGTAGTGGATGACGTAATCTCTTTTTCTACTAATGGAAAGCTGCCAACAGGAATAGACGTATCAAAGAGCTATAAGGTAAAGACTGTCGTTAGTACTTCTGAGTTTTCAATTTGTAACCTAGACAATTCAGTCGTAAGGGTGTCTGGTACAGTAAATGACAAAAACTTTGTGACTAAGAATGCAAACATAAACGTTCCGTCGGCAACGTACACAACAACTACAGCTGGGCAGGCCATAAAGTTTACCCAGACAATGGGTAGTTTACAGGTGAACGACAAGGTGTTCTTAACTACTCCGTCTGGAAGCACCTTGCCCCAGGGAATCCTTGCAAATAAAATTTACTACGTGTCCTATGCTAATAACTCTTCTGGAATCTTTCAGCTATCAGAAACAAGAAACGGAGGCTCTATTGTCAGGCCAACCCCAGGAACAGACGGGACGGGGACTTACGGATTGTTCATGGTCTCTGACCCTCTAGTTGTCTCAACAGTAAAGAATCATAGGCTAGAATCTGGTAACAGGATCTACTTTGAGTCACCAACATACCTTCCTTACGGTATCGGTAGCCAGTCAAAGTATTATGTAAAAGAAACCTTAAATAATAAAAACTTTTTAATATCTTCAAGGCTTGGGGGATCTCATCACTCATCATCAGAGCCACTTGTGGGAACATTCTCACTGCTTCTGGATGTCTCGTCTAGCGTAGAAGATGTTAACAATGGTGCCGTAACCTCAGATTTCTTAAATTCAAGAATTGTAGTTCCAGATATTAGTCGTGTTCAGATTAACTATATTGTTGAGATTTTTCAGGGTACGGGAAACACTGGATCAGGAAATACTAGAGTCTTGTCCACAATAGACAACACTATTGGTGAGGATGTCATAACGATAACGCAGCCATTGATTGCTCCAATCTTAGACGGATACATTGACCCAGAAACCCAAGACTATGTAACAAACTCTATTCGTATCTTTGACAAGGCACCATCGTCACCCTCATCTACAATAGGAAAGGCTGGGGTAAGTTCTAATAACAACAAGCTAGCTCTTGCAGCTTCCAGAACGGGTGTTCTTAAAAACTTTATGACAAGTTCTACAGTTACAGAGACAGATGCAAATGCTATGCTGTCTACTCAATCTGGAACTATTCAGTCGTCAGCACTAATCTTCACTGGCCCCGCTAGTGGATCGTTTCCTACAGGAGATGACAATGCGGAAGCTGTTAACCCAATAGACTTTCTCTCTTACGTATACAAGCCCCTAGCCTCAGATGTTGAGGGGGTAGCGTCCAAAAAGTTCTCACACTTTGGAACTCGAATGAGAATCATTGGAAGAATAGATGGTACACAGGACAGACAGACACCAGTCGGAAGTAGTGTCTACTACGATGTGTCTCAAGCAATCTCTACAGATAATGCCATAACAGTCTCTGGTGGCTCTGGTGGGATATCTGTTCTTCTTAATCCAGAAACCAATAATGGATACCACTTTGAAATAATAGCTCTAACTCAAAACAATACGTCAAGCTATTTTGAGAATGAGCAACTAGACAATGTAGTATTCTACAAGACTACTAAAAAGAATACCAAAACAATTGTCCCTATCTCTATTACAGTTTCTGCAAACGTGGCAACCGTAACAAGTCAAGACCCTCATGAGTTGGTCAATGGAGACGTTGTAACCATAAAGAATTTTGGGTATGGCCTAGATGGATCTTTTGTTATAACGTCTAGTACATCCGACGCAGCAGTATTTTCCTATAACGTATCGGCAACCAATGGGACCTATAACTCTAACTCGATAGCTACAGCGTATGTACAAGAAAATGCAATACCAACAAAGCTTTGGGGAGGAACAACTAGCATTTTAACCGACGATGGAAGCTTTACTGGTCAAGCAAGAATGTTTGCCGAAGAGAATCCATCGGTCTATGACTTAGCTGTTGAGTATCAGGATTTGAACGGGTCAAGAAGGTTCTTTCTTTATATTAATGGAAAGATCGTAGCCACTGTTGATGACCACGACCCTCTACCCGAATATAACAATATGGCGGTCTTTGTTAGAGGCTCTAGTCGATGCATGTTTGAAAATGTCTATGCTATTGGTGGAAACTATAGCGAGAACACTTCTCAGCTATTGGAGACACCAGGAATCTCATCAGTATTTGGAGACTCGGAGATAAGTCTTAATGACTCATTTAGAAAATATGCTATGAGCGGCCTGGTTCAGTCAACTTATCTTTCAGGAATCAATCCTTCGTCACCACCAAAATATAACATGTACTTTGAAGAATTTGGAACAATCATGAGGGAGGCTTCTTACTTCAAAATTCGATACGACAAAGCCTACCCAGCGCTATATGCAAAGCTGTCTCCCACATTCAACGGTCTAAAAGGCTACACGGTATCTGGTTTTATGGCAGGTTCCTACGGAGCAGAATTCTTAATCTTTAACAATACAGACAGTGTTCTAAACCTAGATGACACAACTGGAAACTACCTAAGAATTCAGGGAGTAACCTTTACACAACAATCAAGCCATGAATACTCTGTAGATGAATACTTCTCTCAGGTTGGAGACTTTTCTAATATCGAAATTGGTCAAGGTACGGGAGTGTCTTCATACGACAAGAACAAAAAAGAATACCAAGACATAAAAAATAGCAGAATGCTACATGGTAAACAGCAGTTTAGCCTTAATGCTCCGTACATTCAAGATAGAGATACCGCACAGGGGATGATGTCTTGGATGATCTCTAAAATTCTAAAGCCAAGAAAATCTGTAGGGTTGAGCGTCTTTGGAATCCCGACCTTGCAGCTAGGTGATATCATTGAGATTGACTACAAAACAAATGACGGAAGTATTGATCAGGTAGCCGTAGAAGGCTCTAGGTTTGTGGTTTACAATATTGATTACCAGAGAGACGGATCGGGTCCAAACATGACAGTTTATGTAAGTGAGGTGGGGTAGTGTCAGATTTTGAGGTATCGGCAACGAGCAATTCCCCAACAGCAGTAAAGATAACAAAGCCACAGGAGTCAGTCAAGGTAGCCAGCACAGACCTCTTGCTAGTGACCAATAATAGTCTTCCCGTCGATACAATTGCAGATCTTATCTTTGATGACATTGGTGGGCAAGAGATTATCAATCTATCAAGAACAGACTTGATTAGTGGCGTAAACAATAGCTACCAGATTGTGTCAGATAGCCTACAGCTAAAGAATGGATACAACTCAAAAAACCTAATTCCTATGCCAGGGCAGTCAGACTTCTTCTTTAAAAGCCAAGGTATAGACCTTTATGGACACCTCCCAACAAGCTACATTGATCTTAATGATGACTTCGTTATCAAAGAAACAACCGTAGTGGTCTCTGGTGTCAGCGTTATCCAAAAGAGATATGTTGAGATTGTGACAGTTGTTGGCAATGGAACATCTGCAACCTATACAACTAGCTCTCCACATGGCCTTAGAGTGGGGGACACAATATCTGTTGTTGGGGTTGCCCCGAGCGGGTACAACGTTACAAATGTTGCAATAGCTTCATCAGACAACTACTCCTTTTCTGTTGCAAACTCAGAAACGGGAGAGCACTCAAGCTCCATAAACAGTATCTATCTAGACAAGGATACTGGAGACTTGGTTATTGAAGTTGACAACATGCAAGAAAACGAATTTGTAGAAATTGAAATCACCAGTTCTACCAATGTGTTTAATGATACAATGTATTAAGGAGAAAAGTTGATTACAAATACTGGAAAAGGAATTCTTGCCAAATATCTTATTGGTCAGACAAGCAGCTATGCATCGTACATAGCCATTGGTTGTGGAGCAAAGCCTAGATTCTCTTTGGGGTCAACGGTAATTGCAAAGGCTTGGGAGTATATTCCAGAGGTTTCGGGCACAGTGACCTTGACAACAAGCACTGCTCACGGAATGTCTGTGGGAGATACCGTAATGATATCTGGGGTAGGAGTAATTGGAAACCCAGCAATTTCTCTAGATGGATACCAGGTTGTAACGTCTACACCAGCGGCAAACAAGATAGAGTATTCATTAGCTAGAACGTCTACAACTGTAGCAGAACAATCCTCCACAGGGACTATTCACTTAGACTTTTCATACAAAAAATCTCTAGACTTTGAAATGTTTAGAGTCCCCATTATCTCTCGTGGATACGTTGTTGAGAATGGTGTAGCACAGGTTGTTCTCACGGCAGAGCTTCCAACAGATGACAGATACGAGATTAGCGAAATTGGAATATATTCGGCAAGTGCTAATCCATCAGCAACTGTTTATGATAGTAAGATTCTAAACTCTTTTTCCACTCAGGAAAAGTGGGAGTATCACTCTGCACAATCATCTAACGCAATCCCAGTAGTCACAAGGTCTTTGGACAATGGAACTAACTACATTGCTGATGACAACCTACAGGTCTTTCAAGCTAATGCCGACAACGCTATCTTCTTGAGTCCAGACAGGGTATCAAGAAAAGAAAAGGGTAGATTTATCAACAATAGTATTTTTATACGTGGAGATAATGCCATCTTGTCAAAGGATGCCGACAGCAATTTGTTCTTGAATAGTGGAAACCATGTTCATCTTAATGGAATTAACTTTAATCTAGACGGCAACGCATCAACCGATAAGGTTAAACTTGCCTTTTCGGTTGTCACGAGGCAGGGAGCAACCCCGTCATCCAACTACGCCTCCGCCGTTGAAAAGCCAACACACGTAAGAGTTCTAGTAGAGTTTGTATCATCAGAGAAGACATCTGGTGGGGCAGAGTTTGCAAACCTGGAGGTAGATCTTATTGATGGTGAAAATGGTGTAGATTTTTCGGCAAATAGATATTTTGTCATAGAGGAAGAGCTAGGAAACATTCATAAGAGTAATGGCTTTACTTGGGCGGGTGTTCAGACAACAAAGATTTCTGCTTGTGTGTACAACGGTGCTACAGAAAATCCAAATCCAGATCTAGGTATCTCCAAGGCTGATCAGTACTTCATAGCACTTGACGGAATTCGTCTAGAGAATGAGACATCTATTAATCCCCTTTATGGTTTGACTGGATACACAATCCTCAAAAACAATGATGCTTCTACAGTAGTTAAGCAAAAAAACACAACTAACTTTGTAGAGTTTAGATTTGGGTTTGGAAACGAGGTATAGTATGGCTGTTAGAAAAGCCAGGGTATTAAAGAAAGATCTTCCAGTAGTATCTAGAGTTAATATTGCTAGTGCTACGGTAGTCGGATCAACAGTAGTCTATACAACAGATAGTCCTCACGGCTACGTTGTTGACGATCTTGTAACAATTTCAGGATCGTCCCCGATTGACTTTGATGCCATTGACGGAACAATCTTAACAGCCTCAGCTACACAGTTTTCAATTACTAAGACCATTGCTGCAAGTACATACTATGCGTCTGGTGGATATACCAATACCACAATCATAGAAAAGCTATTGGTTAGATACAGAATAACGGATGACGTAGGGCAGGTATCGCACTGGTCCCCCTTTGTCTACATCACTAACACGAACAAGTAGCGACAGCTGTAGCTCTTATCGTGATATAATGTAGTATGGCAAAAATTCCACTACCCGAACGAGGACAACCTCTAGACTTATCGTACATCTACTCAATGGCAACAGCCATTAATGATCTTGCAGGTGAAGGCTCAGCCCTTACTCAAGGAAACAACTTTGTCTTGCAGGGGCAAGTAGGAGGCAACAAGTCTTCAAAGCTTCTAAAGTCACAAGTGATTGGTGGATACACCACAATCTCTGGTGCTTCTCAAAATACGAACAGTGAGTATACGGCAACAATTACCTTTGTTCAGCCATTTGCCACACCTCCAATCGTTACAGCTACAGCCGTTAACGTGGCAGAAACAATTGCTGGGGCAGACGTAAGAATTCTCATTAAGAATGTAACAACGACAGATGTTGTCCTATCAGCAAAATATGGAACCTCTGGGGTGACAGCCATTGGCGTAAATATGATTGCTGTTGGGCTACCGTCAAGCACCTAGCATGTCAATGAGTAACTTTGAGGGGTATAACGATGCCCCTGTCATAGTTGGAAAGAAATCTGTATGGTTTCTTAACGGCGACCTAGTGCGGGTATACCACATAAGTAGGGCTAATGGAATTATGTCCGTCTACAACATGAACACAGGCAACATAGAAAGCTGCCTATACTCTGACTTTAAGAAGCATAGAGAAAAGGCGTACTCTGTAGTGGAGACCTCTCTGTTAGTGAATCGTCATAGAAAGTATCTGCCTACCCTAATGAAAAGTGGAAAGATACCCTACCCTGTTGGTGGAGGACTCAACAAGCAACGTGGCTGGCAGATTAGAGCTTATTACTCAGAATCCCAGGTATACGAGATCCGTGATATACTTGCAACACACAGTATGGGTCGTCCTCGAAAAGACGGTCTCATAAATAATAATGTAACACCTACCCATCAGGAGTTGACTCGGAGGCTAGGAAATGGTATTCTTACATATACAAAGAATTCAGACGGAGCCTATATTCCGATCTGGGCCGAAACACTATGAAGCGAAAGAGAGAACTAATTGGACAACGACCCAACAAAAGTCACAGCAACACTTGGCTATACGCTTAATCTTGGAAACTTTCAGTCTCTAAGAATTGATATTGGAGTTACAGACTCTAGGCTTGAGGGAGAATCCATTACGGATGCTTTTAATCGGGTATATGGATTTGTAGAAGCTAAGTTAATTGAGAAGGTCAAGGAATCAAAGGATGGTCTGGACGGCTAATGGCAGAGCGCAAAGACCGAATGGCTTTGCTCAGTCGATACTCTAAGCTTCATACCCTAAAGTATGGAGAACGTCCTAGTTACAACATCAACGTAGAACAGTGGGCTGCTGACGGCCTGATTGAGTCGTATGGCAGAATGGAATGCTACGACCTGCTAGACTACTACTTTGATGTAAGTGAGCTTCCAACATGGAAGTTTTTTGCTAACTATGCAGAGAAGCTTGTCGAAGCCAGAAAAAGATTAGAACGAGATACAGCGGAGCGCTTGGAGCGCAGAAAGCAAGCAAAGGCATGGTTAAATGAATAACACAGAATCAAAACTAATCTCAGCAGTGTTGCAGGACAAGCAGATGCATGTTCTTTTGCAAGCTAATGCTGATAAGCTTCTTAGAACGCATAACGATATCTGGCTATTTATTCGTGGATACTTTGAACAGAATGCAGCAATCCCACCACAATCACTTGTGGAGGATAAGTTTCGTGACTTTCAGCCAGTAGCGGGGGTAGGGTCTACCAAGCATCATCTAGAAGAGCTACAGGGGGAATACCTTAGTGATAACCTTAAGGACATTCTTCGCAATGCTGCTTCTGATGTTCAGAGTGGAAAGGGGTCTGAGGCACTTGAGTCTCTAATCTCTCAAACATCTGAGCTTAAAAAAGACACTGCTGTAATCCGTGACATTGATGCTACAGACTTAGAGTCTGCCATTTCTTACTATGAGAATGTCCAGAAGCAACAGGCAGCCGGGGCTATGGGTATCAAGACTGGTCTTCCAGGATT